GTAACGCAGCATCCGGGCTCATCGGAAACTGTGCGGCGCGATCCGATGGCGGCAGCGCGCGGGCGTTCCGCGCGTACCAGTTCTCGTCGCGCTGCGGGTGCAAATCCCAGGGCAGGAATTGCGTCTCGATTCCGTACGCCTCGGCGTTCACCCACAAATGGTGGAAGAAATTGCCCTCGCCGGATTGCTCGTTCGAGACGCCGTTCGCGGTGGAAATGACGACGATCTGGCCGCCGTTGTCCGCGGTCGGGAACGTCGCCTTCCAGCTCTCGCGCGCGTACTCATGGCGCGCGTATTCATCCAGCAGAACAATCGTTGCGGTCTCGCCGTGACCGGCCCGTCGTGTCGATGGGAGGCCGACCACGGACGAGATCCGCCCGTCAGGGAACGTCAGCTCGATGAGTGTCGAAGGGCGAGCGTCCCGCGACGGCTTCGTCACCTTCGCCTCGAACTGCAGGTGGTCTGGCAGCGAGACGAACATGTCGAAGATTCGATTGACGACCTTGATCGCCTCGTCTTCGTTGATCGAGACGATCAGGGCCCGCGTGCCGGGCATCGTCAGCAGCTTCCAGAGCGCGTAGCCCGCCGCGAGCCAGGTGATGCCGATCTGGCGGGCCTTCAAGACCAGGCTCAAGGGGTGTTCGATCCACTGGTCGAGCACCTCGCGCTGCCAGTACCAGGGGGCGTCGGGCTCAGTGAGCGTGAAGGTGAAGCGCTCGCCGGTCTTCGGGTCGACGCACTGGACGTGATCGAGCAGACCGCCGGGGTGCTGGAGCGCCGCGGCGCGCTCGTTCAGGCGCCGGGCGTAGTCCTTCTTGAACGCCGCCAGCACCTTCGGGTCGGGCGCCGTCAGCGTCTTCGCCACGTTGTCTCCTCTGGCAGCTTTGTAAAATCTTTCGACGGCTTGGTTGAGCCAAGTCGGAAAATCGTGTGCAGGGATTTTGTCTTGTTACTCGTTGCCCTTGCGGAGAACAGCTCGAGTAGTCAGGTAAAATGTGTGCAGCACATTCCGTAAGGTCAACCCAAAGGAGCACCATGGAACACAAGATCATCGACATCGCGGTACGCGAACTCGCCCCCGGCGATCAGGTCATCAACAAGGGCCGCGACGTCTACAAGGTCATCTCGATCGACCTCGACGAGCCCGACAAGCGCGTCCTCTACATCCAGTGGGTCGACGGCGGCTTCGACTTCCGCGTCTGGGACAGCAGCGAGCTGCTTGAGCAGCGGATCGAGGTCATCCGGTGAACCGCCAGGACGCCGAAGACCTCGCCCGCGCCTACTGCCTGCGCAACGTGAAGAACCTCCAGGCGTACGGGCGCGGCAGCCGAACCCAAGCCGAGCGGGTCGCGCTCGACGAGGCCCGGGCCCGCTACGGCGAGAACCTGACCGCCGCCGCGCTCACCCGTATCCGCCAGGCGCTGCGAGCTACTCGATGATCGGCGTGCCGACCACGGCGAAGCAGCCCCAGTAGGCCGAGACGTTCTCGTAGCCCCACTGCGCCACACGCATCTGATCGAGGCGACTGGTGGCCGAAGCCTCCGTGCGAACCCCCACATGACGGCTCCAGGCCCACCAGTTGCCCGACCAGATGCCGAGCCCGCCGACGAAGGTGCGCCCCCGCTGCCACCACGCCCCGTGCTCCTCGCACTGTGCGACCCGATCCCAGAAGGCAACCTGACGCGCGCTCAGCCCCCCACCCCCTCGCGCGTTCACAGTCAATACAGCAACGACGACGGTGACGAGCAGGGTGAGGGCGAGCAGACGCACGAAGCTGAACCTCCTGCTGGGGGACAAGGATGTTCAGGCCCGGCGGCGGTTGGGCGCTGCGGCACGCCCGTCCCCGCTCTTACCTCTGTTTCCGGCGACAGGCCGGGCCTGAAGCTGAGCTACTCCCAGACGAAGTAGACGGTGCCGGAGACGTTGCCGTCCGGGTTCTGCACCTGCACCGCGACCTGGTCGCCCGGGATGCCCTTCGGATCGTCGAGGCGGCAGGCGACGCTCGTCGGGTCGTTGAAGGTCGTGACCTGGGCGACGTCGCCCCAGAGGATCTCGGCGCCCTCGACGAAGCCGCTGCCGGTGCAGCTCAGCACCTGCGGCGGCAAGCCGATCGGCGTCGAGGCCGGGTTGATCGACGTCAGCACCGGCCCGATCGTGACCGGGGCCTGAGGCGCGCTGTCACGCCCGATCTGGGCGGTGACATTGCCGGAGCTGGTGTCGCGCACGACCAGCGTCCCCTTGACGACGCTCACGGCTCCGGCCGCGAGCGTGACCGCGTCGCTCTCGGTCTGCGCGCCGCCGATCACGGTGCCGTCCTCGGTCTCGATCGCGAACGGATGCTGCGGGCTCGCGGCCATCAGGAGACCCAGTTGTCGCCGAAGAGCAGGAACAGCACGAACGAGAGCGCGATGACGAACAAGAAAATCTCCTGCTTGGTGATCACCATCGGCTTATCCTTTCTTCTTGCGAGTCGTCTTCTTCTTGGGCGCGGGCGCGACCTTGTCGAAGTGGTGCTTCTTTGCCCACGCCTCGCCCTTGACCGCGTAGGCCCACTTCTGCTGGCGGCGTGACCTGGCGGGCATCTATCTCCTCCTAACCAATCTGTTGCGGTTCAAGCGACACCCAAGCAAGAGTCATGTTGGCGGCGACGCCCGTGTAGGCCCCGACCCCAACCGAGTCGCCCGCGGCCAGCGTGATCGGGGTCGGATTGAACGAGCAACTGAGCGAGTTCGCGGCCGAACAGACACCGACGCCCTGGTTCGTGTTGAAGCCCATCGCCCCGTTGAGCGTGTAGCTGACCGCCACGATGCTCGGAGTGGCGCCTGGGATGGTGATCGTGGCGCTCGCCGCCACCCGGTAGATACCGGCGAACGGCGCTGTCAGGGTGGGCAAGTACGCAGTCCACGCTCCGACCATTCCCTTCGAGGGAAGATCACCAGCGATCACGGGGGAACCGCCGACACACACCCACTTGTACGCGCTCGACAACCCGGCCGTGTAGCGCACGCGCCAGAACCAGGTCGCGGCGGTGAGCGAGTTGACGAGGATCACCTCCTGCCCATCGACCGGACTCCCCGGCAGCGTCGTCGAGAGCGGCGTCGGCAGGCTCGCGCCACTCGGGCCGTCGAGCAGCGCCAGCTCGTTCTCGATCTTCATCATGTTCGCCCGGTTCAACGGCGTACTGCCATCGACCCAGTTCGTCGGCGTGTACGTCACACGGCCCCCTTAAAGACAGAAGGCCCCGAGGGGCCTCCTGCCGGTCAACCCAACGCGGAGGATCTCCGAAGAGACACCGGCCAGGAGCTTCCGAGTGTAGCCGGAGTTACACTTCCGCACGGTCAACTCTTTTCGAGCGGAAGGAGCAGGAAAATGGATGCAGTAGAACAGTCAGGCGGCGGCGTTCGCGCGCAGCTGCAGCAGCTCAGCGAACCCTTGAAGGCGCAGCTGAAGGAGATCGAGCAGCAGATCGAGGCGATGAACAAGGAGCTGGAGGCGCTGCGCGAGACGAAGCGCGACATCGAGTTCGTCCTCAAGCGGCTCGACCCGGGCTCGGTCGAGAAGCGCACGTACAAGAAGCGGCAGCGGAGCACCAGTGCCAGCCGCACCGCCGAGGTGCTCACGTTCATCGAGAACCTGAACGGCGAGCTTGGCGAGGACTTCGGCTACACCGCCGTGTTCAAAGCGATGAAGGACGCGAAGATGGCGATCGGCAAGGAGATGGTGCGGAAGGCCTTCATCGAGCTGCATGAACAAGGCCTGCTGCGGATGACGCGCACCACCTCCGGCGGCGGCAAGGCCTACACGCTCGTCGGCCATGCCTAAGGTCAGCCTGTACGACTTCCGCGACGCCGACATCATGCACCGGCTCGCCGACGCCTCGAACGGCGGCGTCACAAGCCAGGAGGTCGCCGAGATGCTCGGCTTCGGCGCCGAGGACAGCGCCCGCACCGTCTCCACCCGCCTGATCTGGATGCGCCACTACGGGATGATCCTCTACGACAAGGAACACAAGCTCTGGTCGCTCAGCCCTTCCGGCGAGCGCGTGATCGCCGCGCAGCTGAAGGCGCCCGAGTTACGGGTCGTGGAGAAGATGCCCGACGAGAAGATGATCGAGGTGATGGCGCTTGTGACTTCCAGGTATCAGCGCGGCGAGGCGATGCTCGGGCACATGCTCAGGCGCGAGTTCCTGTACGGGACGAAGAAGCGATGAAGAAGAAGCTGCCGCGCGAGGCGATCGAGGGCCTGATGCGCGTCTGGGTGCAGATCCTGAACGAGAAGGAAACCCGCCCCGGCGTCACCTGGGTGTGGAAGGAGAAGCGATGAGCTGGCTGCCCGACAAACGAGGGCCCGACGACCGGATGCGCATCTACCGCGTCCTGATCCGCGCCGACGTCGCCGCGAACTTCGGCGAGAAAGGAATCAGCGAAGAGATCGAGGACAAGCTCGGGACGCTCGACCACTGGGACGTGCTCGCGCTAGAGATCATGCCGCGCCGCGAGGACGAGGACGGGATCAGCGAATGAGCGGGAACATGCCCATCCCGATGGACGCCGAGACGCTCGCCGCAGTCCTCCACGACATGGCCGCGCACGTCGAGGCCGGTGACAGCTTCGAGGGCAGCATCGAATACCTGATGCCCGCTCCCGGCGATCCCGAGTGCTACGCGATGGTGCGAGCGAGCTACCGGATCGGCAACACACTCGGACAAGGCGGCGTCCGGCTGATCGGCACGCTCGGAGGAAAACCACCGATGGCGCCCGTCGAGAAACCTGACCTGGACGACTACTCGGGGTTCGACCGTGGCTGAGCCTACGGAGTCGAATCCCAGTAAACGGCAGGACGCCGACTGGCGTATTGGCCCCGAAGAACGAGACGCCGCGCTCAACAAGATCGAGCGGCTGCTCCGCAAAGCCGAGCGCGACTCCCGCCTGCTCGACGGCCGCGACTTCAAGATGCGCCGCTGGGCCGAGGCGTACCGGCTGCTCGACCTGCTGCGGGAGATCGAGCCTTGACGGGCCTATGTGGCGCGGTAAACCGGTGCGGGTCAGCGCCGCTTTGCGGTCGCGACTACGGCGCACCACTTCGCGGTCGTATGTGACGCCTCGTCGCCGAGCGTCCACGTTTCCACGATGCCTCGGTAGTGAACTTCCGGGTTGTCTCGGCCGGACGAACGCAGAGCGTCAAGTTCGCGGCGGGCGGCAGCCTCAGTGGTCGCGCCAAGCGGCTTGAATCCCTCGGTCACGTCTACGCGCATGGGCAAGGAGTGTAGCCCGGACATGAAACCGCGACTTCATGTCACACTCCACCCCGGGCCCCGCCTCGCCGCACAGACTCCCGCCGCAGGGCGGGGCTCGACACTTGCCCCATTTGCCAGCGCGCACGGGTCAAGTAACTAAGATCACGACCCTGCGCTGCGGCGCAGAACAATGGGGCGGCGAAGCCCTCCTGGGCTATGCAACAAGCCGAGGGCCCGCCGCCCCATAACGCATAGCCCAGCGTAGGCAAGACTAGATGACGGCCGCCTGAACAGGCCTCAGTACAAACCCCGGAGCTAGAGACTCGCGACCCGGCCCTCCAAAACCCCCCGGTAGCGCCAGCGCGCATAGCGCTCGGCGCGCTTCTCATCGAGGATCGCGGGCTCGCTCAGCATCAGCTTGACGTACTCGTCCTCGGAGATCGGCAATGAGCGAGGAGCTGGCTTCGCGATCGACTCAGCCGCCACCACCAGCGCATCGAGGACAGGATCGTCTATCCCCAGCTTCACGCGCATCACGCTCTCGGCCTGCCGCTCCTCCACCTCGGCCTGAGCCGCCCTCTGACGCTCACGATACGCCGCCTGCTGCTCCGCGCGTGACGAATAGCGCTTCTCCCTCGGCATGTGACGAATCCCCCTTCCGTGACGTTTCGTCACGCAGAGCGATGAACAAGTGACGATTCAGGCCCCGCAAGGAGGCCCCGCGTGTGACGATTCAGGAGGCCCCACGCTCAGCCGGGAATCCCTCACGCTCAGCGGCGCTGGGGCCCGGAAAAGGGCCCCGCGGTCGATCGCTCGCGCGGCGGGGAGGGCGGCCCCCCGCCCGCCTGAGAGGGCCTTCGGCCCTCGGTAAGGAACACGGCACGTTCCTCTCTGCCTCGACGCTCACGCCCTGCCTGCTCGCTCCTCTGCCCTTGGCTCTGTGCCTGGGCATGCACGCCTCAGCATGCTGCTCGCGCTGTATCAGGTCACGCTGCGCTTGGCTCTATCACTGGCTTTGCGGGACTTGGTCAGGGCCTGGTCAGGGCTACTGCTCGTCGAGCAGCCTTGCTGCGAGGGCCTGCATCTGCTCCCAGCCGAGCGCCTGCACGCCCGCCTCCTCGGCCGGTAGCTCCAGCTCGACCGTGGCCTGCTGCAGAGGGAAAGTCGCGTCGAGCACGGTCACGGCGGCGCGCTGCTGCGCGAGGCTGCTGAGGGCCTCGTCGTCGAGCGGCGCCAGCAAGGCTTCGGCCAGCCGCTCGGCCCTCGCCATGGCTTGAATCCTGGCATGTTCCCTCGGGTTCCCGACCCTGTTCGGGCCTATGCCAAGTGTCTGCCTCTGGATTCTGAGCCTTGTCTTGGCGGCGTGGCCTTTGGCGCTCATGCGCCGCAGAGCTTCGGGGTCTGTGGCGCCTCCTCCTCCAGCGTGGACGACGCAGATGCCGTACAAGCGAGTGGCCGGAGCACGGCAGCGTCCGCGCTGCGTGACGATCCTGCAGTAGCCGTTGGGCTCGGCGAGTGTCGAGCCTTCGGGGACGCGGTGGCAGTGAGGGAGGCTGAGCCCGAGGACGTCGACGTGTGGCTGTTGTTGCAGCCAGGCGAGTGTGCCTTCGCGGGGCGGCTCTGTTGCGTCCTGGTGACTACCTACGTTGGCGCTATCCCGCATGGTTGCGTGAGCACTCTGAATGGCGAGGCCTGTTTCGGCCTCCTCGGGCTGCTCGACCTTGGGCTCGATCTCCTGACCCATCTGGGGGATATCTGTCACAGACTGTTGCGCCTCCTTGCTGCTGGCTGCTACCTTGCTCTCGATCGGCCGAACGGGCCGGGGTCAGTCGCAACGAGGCCGGGCTAGCGCCGAGGCCGTCTGAGAGGGAGTATCGCCCTCCGGCTCCACTGGAGAAGCTCACCAGGTCGCACGTCGGGCCAGGGGGACTCGGTTGCAGAGGCCGGGTACGAGGGCCGGTGGAGGATCCTCCTCCAAGAGGGCCGCGGTGCTTCACCCCGGCGCTCCGAGCTTGACCCTGATGACTCACGACAGTGAGGACGCTTCGGCGTCGACCTGGGCTCGGATGCGTTGCCGCGGTCACAGGTCGAAAGGGTGGGGCGAGGTGACCGGATGCGGTCACCGAGCTGTCGCTTCCGCCTCCCTCATTGGCGGGGCCGCTCACGCGGCCCTGTCGGTCAACCAACCAGAGGAGCACATCATGCTGAAGTTCACGGTCTACAACGCGAGCACGGGCGAGATCATCGCCACCGACCGCACCGAGACTCAGGCCGAGAACCTGGCCGGGGCGCTTCGCGTCTACGGTCAGTTCAACGTCACGGTCGCTGCGTCCACCGACGTCGAGGGCGACAACGTCCACACGTCGCGGGTGCGGCTGGACGAGATTTGAGGGGGCGCCGGACGGCGCCTCGGTCAACCAACGAACGGAGGAATCACCATGGCTGCTACTACCTGCACCGTCCGCACCGCCGTCGGCGGCACCTGCGGCAAGCCCGCCGTCTACAGCTTCACCGGCTCGCGCGGCGAGGCGTTCGGCGAGTGCGCCGAGCACTTCCACGGCGCGATCAGCGCCACGTCGACCGGCCTCGTCAAGGTCGGCGACACCGTCGCCGTCCACCGGCACGGCAAGCGCTACGACGGCCGCGTCGTCCGCGTCACCAAGGCCGGGAACGTGTTCGCCGAGGTCACCTACGACAACGGCGTCACCCGCACCGTCCGGGTCTGAGGGGGAGCGCATCGCGCTCCTCGGTCAACCACTAGGAGGAACCATGAACATCGAACTGACGCCTGACTCGCTCGACCTGTTCCTCGGCCTCGCCGAGGACGCCTCGAACTGGAGCGGCACGCCGCTCGTCACGGTCTCGGCCGGGCAGCGCGGCAACCTCACGCACCTGAAGAAGCTCGGCCTGATCGAGACCTTCGTCGATGAGGGCTGCACGTTCGCGATCTTCACCGACGCGGGCAAGGCGCTCGCCGTCGAGCACGGCATCGACCCGCTCAACCTGAGCTTCGTCTAGGAGGGCACCCGCGAGGGTGCTCGGTCAACCAACCCAAGGAGGAACACCATGCAGGATCGCGAGATCGCATACGAACAGAACGTCACCGGCCTGGAGATCGCCTGGCGCAGTCGCATCGACAGCTTCGCCGCGAGCGCCGTCAACGGGCTCACGAACGACCACATCGACGACCTCGACGGGCTCCAGCTGAACGCGACCGAGGTCGTCGCCGCCCGCCTGCTCGACTCCGAGCAGTGGGCGAACGTCAAGGCCACCGACATCTCGGACATCGCGTACGAGGCCGTCGGCCGCGTCATCGACGCGAGGTAAGGAGGGCGCCCACGGGGCGCTCGGTCAACCACCAAGGAGGAATCATGAGTGATGCACGCTTCGCATTCGTTTCCGGCGCCCGGCGCCGCGAGGAAGTCGCCGCCTACCTGCCCGCCAACTTCGCCGTCCTCGGCGAGGGCGCAGAGTCGAAGCAGTACGGCTGGGACGGCACGTCCAAGCCGATCATCCGCACCACCACGTTCTACGTGATCGGCGGCTACGACGACCACGGCTGGACGCTCGACGGGTACGTCATTCCGCGCCTCGCCAGCGGCCTGATCGGCGCCCGCGAGGTCAGCGAGCAGACGGCGCGAGAGGTCGTCGCCAGCTCGTCGAGCCCGGACGCCTACATCGGGCTCCCGGCACGGAGGGAGGAGCGCATCTAGCGCTCCTCGGTCAACCAACACAAGGAGGAATCATGGAACGGATCAACATCGTCACGCTCAACGAGCGTGCGATCAACGTCAACCGCCGCCTGCTCGGCAGCGGTCGGAGCGTCGTCGTCGAGCAGCGCAACGGCTACGTCGCGCTCGACGAGTACAGCGTCAACAGCGAAGGCCATTTCGACGCCTGCCTGCGCACGATCACGGCCGGGAGCAAGCGCGAGATCGCCGACTTCCTGCACGCGATGATGGTCGGGATCGACCTGTCGAGGGCCAGCTGATGTTCGACATCGAGAACCACGGCTCGATCATGCTCATCCGGCCGCACACCGACGACGTGCAAGCGTGGCTCATCGAGCACACCGACGGCACCTGGTTCGGCGGCGCGCTTGTCGTCGAGCCGCGCTACGTCGGCGACATCGTCGCCGCGCTCGTCGAGGAGGGGTACGCGCTCCAGTAGCGCGCACCTCGGTCAACCAAAGGGAGGTGATCCCGTTGAAGAGCGGGAACATTTACTGCACCTGTGGGCACGCCATCGTGTCCCACAACCCGGCAGGCGAGACGTTCGCCTGCTGCATCCGCGGCTGCGATTGCCGCGAGTTTCGCTCGGTCGAGAAGGCCGAGGCCCTGTCCGCGATGAACGAGATCGTGGACGACTTCTTCGCTTTCCAGGCGGCGGCTTGCACCACGCAGGCTGACTGCCAGTGCGGCCGTCATTGACGGCCGCACCTCGGTCAACCACAAGGAGGAAACATGCTGTACATCGCCACCCGGTCAGTCCTGACCGGGCATCTGTCCGAGATCATCTCGGTCGGGGACGACATCGCCGCGGCCCGCAAGCTGGCCCAGGAGCGCGCCGATCGGATGCGCGCGAACAGCGTCTGGCTGACGACGGGCAACCCGACCAGCAAGTACTCGGCGGTGCTCGAAACGTTCCCGGCCACGCTCGTCTGATGGCCTGGCAGCTCGTCGCCGGGCGCAAGCGCTGCGAGCACTGCAGCCACTTCACCGAGCGGTCGTGGTGCTGGTTCGAGCGACCCGGGACGTGGACGCGCTGCCTGTGCGAGCCATGCGTCGAGTACCTGCTGCAAGAGGGGGAGCGCTAGCGCGCTCTCTCGGTCACCTAACCAAGGAGGGAACATGAACACCGCAGAGAAGCTGCGGCGCATCCGGCGCGAGCTGGACGAGTGCGCCGAGCAGCTCGACCGCCTCGCGACCGCCGTCGAGGAGCCCGTCGAGGCGCCGCTGGTAGGCCTCGTCGAGGCCTCGGCGCTGACCGGGATCGAGCGGGGGCTGCTGCGCTCGATGCGCTCGCGCAACAAGCTGCCCGTCCCGATCGCCGAGTTGGCCTCCGGGCCGGTCTGGCGGCGCGTCGACATCGAGCGCTGGAACAAGGCGAGGAAGAAGTCATGAGCAACATCGTGATCATCGCGCTGTTCGCCGTCGCGATCGGCGTCCCCGCCGCGATCGTGCTCACCCGCCTCGACGACTCGAACTGGTGGGAGCGACTGCCCGAGTGGCTCGTCTTCCCGCTGTTCCTCGTCGGGTCGTGGCTCTGGATCGGCGCCGTCGCGGGCGTCGGCTACCTGCTGCTCCGTTAGAGGGGGACGAGCTAGTCTCGTCCTCGGTCAACCAAGGAGGAACATGAGCACCACCGTAGGAACGATCACGATCCTGGCCGGGCTGTTCGGCCTGGTCGGGATCCAGACGTTCTGGGTCGTGCGCGCGCTCGACTCGATCGACCGTGTGCTCGATCGCATCGACACGCGCCTCGACCGGATCGAGGGCGTCCTGATCGCCTTCGGCGAGCGCATCACGCGCCTGGAAGAGCACTCATGAACGCCGCCGACACGATCACCCTGTACGAGCAGATGCTGCTACGCATCGTTCGGATGGTCGAGGCAGCCAACGATGACGCCGACGCCGACCCCTGGCTCGTTCTGGAAGACATCCAGATCGCCTGCCAGGACGCGCTCGCGCACACGCACTGAGGAGGATCCTCCACCATCTCCGGTGGAGTCACTCGTTCTCGACCTGAATGACCTCGACCCGAATGCCGCGCTTGCGCGCCTCACCGATCGTGTGCTTCGTCCCGGGCGAGTCACCGTTCCAGAACGCGAGCACCAGCTCCGGCCGGGTATCGAGCATGCGCAGGTTGCGCAGGATCCCCGCCTGTCTGCCGTGCCGGTTCCAGTTCGCCGGGATGATCACGCGCTCCAGGCCGAGGTCGCGGGCGACGTCGTCGGCGAGCTGATCGGCGCCGAGCGCGCCGCCGGTCACGATCATCGCGTCGGCGGGCAGGCTCTTCAACCGCCGCGCGATCGCTTCCTTGTCGCGCCAGCTGCGCGAGCCGCAGACGAGCACCCTCATCGGAAAATCGGACACGCTGGCGCCGTCGAGTTCCCTTTTCAGCCCGAGACGGGTGACCGGGATGGCGAGATCCTATCAACGCAGCCGTTTGCGTACCGTGCCACGCGGGATGCCCGTGCGCCGGGCGATCTCCCCGGCCGTAAGCCCGATCGCCGCCAGCTCCAGGATCGCGTCGCGGCGCTCGTCGGCCGCCGTCCGCTCGACCAGCCAGGGCGGTACGCGCACCGTCCGCACGCGCAGCGCGATCATCAGCACGCCGAGATCGAGGTCGACGCGGGCGGGCTCGTCGAGCGCGCGCGGTTCGTGGTCGACGAGCACGGTGCGCACCAGCCGGTAACGGCGAGGGTGCCGGAGCGACAGCCAGTCGAGCGCGCCCCGCATCTGCCGGTAGCTGCCGTGGCGGTCGTAGGTGGCCTTCACGCGCTCCCAGACGAACATCTCCGGTTCGGGTGAGGTCTGGGCCCGACCGGCCTTCGGGCGCGTCACAGGCAGGCTCACGGCCTCGTCCAGCGGCAGCTCCAGGTACCTGTCCCACGGCCGCTCGCCGGGCTCGCGGCGGCGCCAGCCTTCACCGTCGCAGCCGAGGCAGAGTGTCCAGCCGCCGCGCGTGCGCACCTCGCCGCGGGAGCGACAGGTTTCGCACGGCACGTAGCGGCTCGCGGCCGGGCCGGAGTCTGGTTCGATCGGGTCGACCGGCGTCGGCACCCAGTCGTTCATCGAGCCGAGCAGCAGCCTCACCCGCTCGACGTGCTCTGCGAGGGCGGACATCGCCTCCTCGCAGCCAGCCTCTCCCCCCGGCCGCAGTCTAGAGACGAATTTCTCGCTCTGTGCAGGTAACAGCCGCCTGCCTGGTGTCAATCCGGTGAACGGAGCGGGTAGTACTGCAGGCTCAATCGGGGGGAGGCAGGCTCTGCGGCTCAGTCTCGCCCACCCGGGGGACTGAGGCCTTCACCCTCTAGGCGAGGAGGGAGAAGGTGGCTGTCACCAATGTCACAATCAAGGTTCAGAGAATCCTTACATGTGATGTATGGGTGATGTATTTCGGGCTCTTAGTGATGTATTTGGCCCTCTTAGTGATGTATGTGCCCATTGTCACTAGGGGCACAAGGGATGTGGCGTCTTGACATCCGACGGCGGCTCCCTAGAGTCCCTGCAACGAGTTAGAAAACGGGCAGGTAGCCGTCGACTCGGGGGAAGACTCGGACAGGCGCGGCGCAGGCGCGGTTACACCCAGGCTGAAGCCGCAGCCCTCTTACGGGAGGCCTCACAGGGAGAACTTCGCACGACCCAACAGACCATCTCGCGCTGGGAACGCAACGTGTTCAAGCCGATGACCAACGAGCTGGAGTGGATCTGCATCGCCTACGGGATCCGGTTCGAGTGGCTCGTCGACAAGCGGGGCGCGATGGATCGCAAGGGGCTCGACATCTCCCAGTTCCACCATCCCGACTTGAAGTAGCCAGCTGACCCCAGCGCGCCGCCGCTTGCCCTCGACGAGGAGGCGCACGGTGGCGACGTTTGAAGCAAAGATCACCAAGATCGAGCAGGATCTCGGCTCGGAGTGGTACAGGATCTCGACCGACCACCCGGAGATCGGGCGGCTCGACACGAAGGACGAGGCTCGGGCGCGCGAGGCGGTGGCGGCGAAGGAGTCCGGCGCCGTCGTTCTGATCGACTACACGCGGCGGCCGTCGACCAAGATCAACCCGCATAGCGGGGCGCCTTACGCGGATTCGATCTACTTCAACTCGGTCAAGACGCCGGAGGCGACGCCGAGCCCGAGTGGCGCGATCCCCGGCGTCGAGCTGGTGCAGCAGACGCAGCGGCCGACCGACCCGGCGACGGCCTGGAGGATCTCGCTCGCGGCCGGGGCGAAGCTCGCGGTCGGGATGCTGCCGCTGCTGCCCTCGGAGCAGCAGAACTTCAGCACGGCGCAGCAGATGGCGCTGGTCTGGGGGCGCTGGCTGTTCTCGACGCCGCTGCCTCCCGAGCCCGCCGCCCCTGCCTCTGCCCAGGACGACATGCGCCCGCTGTTCGCCGACGACGACATCCCGTTCTGATGCCGCTCGACATCAGCCAGTTCCAGATCGAGCAGCAGCTCCTCGTCGAGCAGGCGCGCAGCGCGTACCCGATCGAGTGGCACCCGCAGCTGCCCGACCACCTCTCCCCCTCCTCGATCTCGATGTTCCGCCGCTGCCCGCGCCAGTACCAGGAGCGCTACCTGCACGGGCGCAAGGAACGCCCGGCCGAGGCCCCGGTGATCGGCACCGCCGTTCACGCCGGGCTGGAGCACAACTTCGCCCAGAAGATCACCTCGCACGAAGACCTCCCGGCCGTCGAGCTGCTCACATGGTTCGGCGACGTCGGCTGGCCGATCACGCTGGAGTTGGAGCAGGCGAAGGCCGGTGAGGAAGTGTTCTGGGACAGCAAGCCGGAGCAGGCGAAGGTACGCGGGGCGAAGATGCTCGCCGAGTACCGGGAGACGGTGGCGCCGAGGATCCAGCCGACCGGGATCGAGGGCAAGGTCGAGGTCGACTTCCATGCCCCGGTGCCGGTCGTCGGCCGCTTCGACATCGAGCGCGAAACCGGCGTGATCGACGTGAAGACGGGGCGCAAGGCGAAGCGCAAGCCGCAGGAGTCGTGGCGGATCCAGGCGGCCGTGTACGGCGAGGCCACCGGCAAGCCGGTCGAGTTCCACTCCCTGTCCGCGAGCCCGGAGCGGGGCTCGGTGACGATCGTGACGCCGCTGGAGAGCGAGGAGCTGCTGATCGCTCCCGGCGCGAACGAGCGCGCCGTGCTGCGCGAGAACGTGCGCCTGGTGGCGGCCGAGATCGCGCTCTACATGAACCTACTCGGGCCCGACCAGACCTGGCCGACCTACGGCCGCTTCCACGACTGGGCCTGCGGCTTCTGCGGCTTCCGTAACGACTGCCCGGCCTGGAGCGACGAGTGACCGCGGTGCTGCTGTTCCTGCTCGGCGTGTTCGTCGGCTGCGTCGGCCAGGCCGTCTGGTCGTTCGCGCTGGAACTGTTCGACATCTACCGCGAGGAGCGGGAGGAACGATGACATTCTCGGACTCGATGAGCCTCGCCGAGGCTCGCGACGAGCTACGCAAGCTGGTGGAGAAGGGCGCGCTCTGCCCGCTCTGCACCCAGAACGCCAAGATTTACCCGCGCCCGCTGCCCGCGGCCTCGGCCAAGGTGCTGATCGAGCTGTACCGGCGCAACGAAGGTCGCGAGTGGATCTTCCTGCCCGACGTGCTCGACACGATGAAGGGCACGCCGCACCAGGGCGGCTACGGCACCTTCGCCTGGCACTGGCGCCTGATGGAGCAGCAGCCGGGCTACCGCAAGGACGGCTCGAACCGTGTCGGCTGGTGGCGCCTGACCGATCGCGGCCGTGCCTTCGTTCGCGGCGAGATCAAGGTGCCGAGCAAGGCGCGGATCTACGCGAACCGCTGCCTCGGCTTCACCGGAGATCCCTGGACGATCTCGGACGCGCTCCGGCACCCGTTCGACTTCAGGGAACTGATGGGCGAGTGACGCTCCCCGCCGTCGACTTCATGCTGGTCAAGGGCGTGCGCGGCGGCCCGCTGTACAAGGTCGGGCCCCGCTGCTCGAACCCGAGCTGCAACCGCTGGTCGGAGCACGCGCACCACATCGTGCGCCGCTCCGCGCTCGGCGGGGACTTCCGCTGGATCATGATCGACGGCCGCGTCGTCGGCAACCTGACCGGCGTCTGCCCGCCCTGCCACGACGACCTGACCGGGCGCATCGGCGGGCACAAGGCCGCGATCCGCTACGAGGACGGGCTCTTCTACTGGGCGCTGCCGGTGGCGCTGCCCGGCGAGAAGGTGTCGAAGTACAACCTGGTCGGGCCGATCACGCCGCAGCCACCGACTCCTGAAACGATCGACGACGAGCAGTCAGTCGTCTCACCCCCGGAGTCGAGCTGCCCGTTCTGCGGGCAGAAGCGTCGGCATCCCCCGGCCCGCAAGCGGGGCTGGGGGCGCCGTCGCAAAACCTGGTCGGTGCGGGTGCCCGCGGACGAGGTCGAGGACGGCGCCGACGTGCTCGACACGCTGATCGAGAACCTGGCGCCGCTGATCCCGAACGCGGACAGCTCTGCGATCGGCCGTTACTACGTGCTGGTGCCGGTGCTCGCGTACGCGACGATGGACGCGAAACGGTTCCTGGAGACGATGGAGGGCGTCGGTGCCTGACAGGCTCGTCGTCACGCTGGAACTCGGGGACGACCTCGGCTACAGGTTCGACGCGCTGATCGAAGCCGTCGACCGTCTCGCGACGAACAGCGATGCCAGTCTCAACCTCCACGAAGTGAGCGAGGCCCTGTTCATGATCGCCCGCGCGCTCCAAACGATGGAGGGCGTCGGTGCCTAAGGGCAAAATCGCGCCGCTCTCGCTGCTCACTTTCGAGGATCAGCTGGCGCTCTACCGCGAGCAGATGGGGCCGGGCGCCGCCGAGCGCCAGCAGCGCCTCGCCGACATCGAGGCCGGGCGCTGCGTCTGCACGCCGACCCCGACGCGCGGGCACTGGGAGGGTTCGAACAAGGCGACGCTACGGCGCGTCCATGATCGCTCCTGTCCACGCTGGAAGCCCTGGATGGCCGAGCCGTGAGCGAGCGCTTCCGCGTCGGCTCGGTCACCGGCTGGAAGATCGACCAGCGCAGCCCGAAACGAGCCGGGGATTCCCGTCACACCCCGACCACCTTCTGGTACGTGACCGACTCGGCCGACTGCTTCCACGTCGTGCGCGAATTCCGCAACGCCAACAACGGCAAGCCGGGCGGCCGGGTCGACGCGGAGACCGAGGCGCGCAAGTACGCGAAGCGGCTGAACAGGGAGTACCCGTGAGCAAGCGCGAGCGCGACAAGGGCCTGCGCGGCGAGCTGGAGGTGGCGCACATCTTCGCTCAGCACGGCCTGCAGCTGCGCAACCTGGAGGGCAGCGGCGATCAGCTGGTGATCCTGCCCGCGAGCGGCTGGCTGCACGTCGAGTGCAAGCGCCAGGAGCGGCTCTGCATCCCCGACTGGAACCGCCAGGCCGCGCGCGAGGCGCCGGACGGCACGATCCCCGTCGTCTGCTACCGGCGCAGCCGCGAGCCCTGGTACGCATCGCTGCCGCTCGACCAGTTCCTCAACCTCGTCGATGGCCGACAGTGACACGAACCGCCGCCACGTTCCCGCGCGCGCCGGAGGGATCACCCGGCTGCCGTGGGAGTCGGCGCTGTTCGCCGCCGTCGAGAAACTCGAGGAAGACCTGCGCGTCTGCAAAGGCGAGCGCGCGAAACTGCAGGCCCAGGTCGTCGACCTGCGGCACCGCCTGGAGAACTGGCACGCCCGCCAGGAGGCGTGGCGCCGCGAGCGCGCCGAGCTGCTCGAAAGGCTGAAGTGAGGATGATCATCACCAAGACACGGGTGGTGCTCGACCGCAGCCAGCTGAGCGCGCTGCTGCTGCGCAACGCGAAGGCACGCGACCTGATCCAGCTGATGCGCGAACGGCTGCTCGAAGAGCACCGGCTGCTGCAGATCGCGCTCCACCAGCTCGCGCTCGCCGAAGGCCGGAAGGATCCGCAGCATTTCGCGCGCCTCTGGTTGAAGCAGCAGCGCAAGATTCCCGACCCCGTCCCGATGCGAAGGCAAGGGAGGCGGCAGCCGGGCTGAGCGCGCGAGAGATAGGGAAGCGCGAGCATCCTGCCACCCGCAATCGCGCTTCCCGCCGTATAGCAATCGAGGCGGTTTGGCGCCGCCGTACCAAGAGCCGGTCGGGGTGGCAGGGCGTGACCGCGACGCAAACGGCGGGGGTGGCGAACCCTGGGATCAGTACGTCTCGACTCAGTCGAGAAAGAGCAAGCAATGAGAACGTGAGAGGTGAGCACGGCATGTCGACTCGTCGCTCGAACAGGAATTTTAAATTTAAATCTGGTTCTCGAATTCGGACTCGCGCAAGCTTGCTCGACTGCGCTCGATGGGTTCGAGGAGGGAGTCTGCCCTGATGAGCGATGTCGACGAGGCGCTCGTCGAGCTGCTGACTCCGCTGGTGCGCAGGCTGATCAAGGCCGAGCTGGCGAAGGAGCGCGACCGCTTCCGCTGGGCGCCGGTTCCCGTCGTCGCTGAGAAGCTCGGGATCAGCGAGGAGGCGGTGCGGCAGCGCTGGCAGAAGGGTCAGCTGCCGGGGCGGGTTGTCGAGCGGCGCGTCTACATCGACCTGGCCGCGCTCGACCGTAAGATCGATGCTACCCTGCCCTGACTTGATACATGAAGTGCCCCCGCGAGCGACCAGGCTCCGGGGGCGCGAACACCAAGGGAGGTGACCCCTGATGTCAACAGCAGTGTATGACCCCACGAAGCGCCGAGGCCGAGTCGACGGCGACAAGTACCCCGGGCTCTGGTGGCGGCGCCGGGCAACGGACGTCGTCTGGGAGCTGAAGCTCTCGCAGAACAACGTCGACACGTCGGGCACGATCTGCTACCCGAAGACGCAGACGCCTGTGAAGACCGAGAAGGAAGCGATCACCGCCTGGAAGAAGGCGACGGCGAACCGCGACGAGGGCGGCACGCCGCTCGCGGGCGGCACGGCCACGCTCGACGAGATCGCGGCCAAGTTCTTCGCCGACCTGGAGGCGAAGGTGCAGCGCGAGGATCGCGCCGACAACACGATCCGCAGCTACCGCAACTCGTACCGCAACTACCTGGAGCCGTACTTCCGCGGCAGCCGCAAGATCAACACGATCACCGACCGCATGATCGCCCGTTACATCGCGGCGATGAGCGAGCGCACGTCGCGCTACGGCACGCCGATGACGAACTGGACGGTGATGGGCTCACTGACGCCGCTGCGCAAGATGATCAAGCTGGCGCTGAAGGAGGGCGTGATCTTCGTCGACCCGTTCGACGGGCTCGATCGCGACGACGTCGTCCCCACGGAACGCTCCGAGAAGGGCGAGCCGCGGATCCTGCGCCCCGACGAGCTGCGTAAGCTGATCGAGGCCTGCCCCGAGAACTACCGGCTGCCGCTGACGGTGCTCTGCTTCTCCGGCTGCCGGATCAGCGAACTGTGCGGCCTGACCTGGGGCGACGTCTCGCTCGTCGAGCGGCGGATCACGATCAGCAAGCAGCGGGCCGCGACGGGCGTCACGGACAAAACGCGGGCGAAGGTGAAGAGCAAGGCGTCGAAGCGGACGATGAGCATGTTCGACGCGGCGCACGCGGCGCTGGAGGAGCAGTACCGGCTGTTCGTCGCCGAGCACGACCGCCAGCCCGAGGACGACGAGTTCGTGTTCGCGACCGCGAGCGGCAAGCCGATCGACCCGGTGAACTTCCGCCCGCGCGGCGTGCAACGCGCCGGGATCAACGCCGGGCTCGGCCACATCGTCCCGCACGATCTGCGCCACTCGGTCGCGTCGCTGATGGCGCAGGCCGATCCTCCGGTGCCCGTGACCGTCGCCGCCCGCTGGATGGGTCACACGGTCGCGACGTTCGTGAAGGAGTACGCGCACTCCTACGGGGACGCGCAGGAGGACGAGGCGTTGCTCGCTTCGATGGCGACGGTCGGGTTCGGCTCGCTGGCCTGACCTTCGATCCCAGCTCACGCCGACTAGAGGCCCGCGCAAGCGGGCCTCTTCTGTTTCCTGGGCAGACGACGACGCGAACTGCCCTGACCAAACCCTGACCAGATGGGCCTCGCCGAGCCGGGAACCCGCATGGATACAGGGGTTGAGGGCCACTGATCTGCTACTCGTCCAGTGTCCCAGGGGGGCATCAGGGCACATCTGAACGGCTCTGTTGAGCCAAATCCTCTCGCCGATACAGCGCTGAAACAGCCCCGTACAGCGACGAACCCTGACCAAGCCCTGACCAAATCCTGACCAGATGACTTCAGGAACAGGCCCCGGCGAGACTCCTCCAGAAGAGCGCTCTTCTCGCCGAGGCCAGGTGCTCGCAACACCCTGTTCCTGAATCTAGCTTCGTCCGGCCTCGTCGATCTCGGTCAGATCCTCGTCGAGTCGATGCAGCGCCTTCGCCATCACCCTCGCCTTGCGACCCGGGATCGAGCGGCCGTCGGTCGCCCGCGCCGCGACCCCCATCGCCTCCGAGAGCAGATGCACCCGACTCTGCGCGTCGCCGATCCGGTTCGTCGTCCAGCCCGAGTGCTCGGCGTCGACCAGTGTCTTGCCATCGACGAGCTGGTACAACCACGGCTCCCGTGGGCCCTGCGGCTCGGCGATCACGAACAGCGTGTCACCCTCGGCGAGTGTGAGACGAGTGCTGCGCATCGCTTTCCGGCAAGCGTAGACGGGCATGTTGACCCGCTCGGCGATGTCGTAGATCGACATCCCCCCGGGCGCGTCGGCGAGCGCGTCGTAGATCATTCCGGCGAGATCGTCCTTCTTCATCGGTCAGCCCTCCATCACCTTGGTGAACTCCGTGTCCCAGTCGATCCCTCCCCGCTCGCCCGTGATCCGGACGTCGATCAGATCGACGATCATCCTCAGCTTCGCGATCGAGTCTTCGAGCAGCTCGGTCTCCTCGGCATCGAAGTCGACGTCGCGAGCGATCGCGAGCGCCTGCCGCAGCCGCCGCATCGCGGCACCGATGTGCCCCTCGACCTCGACGAGCATGAAGTGGGAAGCACGACGGGAGTCCTTCTCCTTCTGCGCGGCCCGGCGAGCCTTCTCCCGGAAGTCGGCGACAGCAGGCAGCTCGTCGCTCACCGTCGTGCCCTTACGCTCGGCCCGCTCGCGGGCCGTGTCGAGCACGTCACGTACCTCAGCGCGCTTGCTAACCGCGGTGTTGCTGAATGATTTGCCGGTCGCAGCGGCAACCGCCTCGACCGCCTCCGCTTTCTCAGCCGCCAAGTTCGCCTGCTCGATGAAGTCCGTCAGCGTGACCGGCTCGCCGGGGGAGTGTCCGGAATTCCGGACGCTCCACGCCTTGTAGCCATAGGCCATGCGATGAATCGTCGCTCGGCCCCGCGAGACGCGGCGAGCATACTCGGCGATCGAGACACGATCGGGATTGCTGTCGTCGAGCGTCCAGTGCCAGCGGTGCTGCGCGAGCTTCTCGATCGAGCGCTGCTGCACCGACTCCAGCTCGCGATCGCGAACAACGAAACTCTCTGCCATAGCCATCCTCCTCGCGTCGTATTAGAACGGCCGAGTCTACGACGTCGGAAGAGGGTTGGCAACCTGTTAAAACAGAATCAGCCTCTCAGTCCGACGAGATTGGTCACCGGGCTAGCGAGCCTGGTACGGGATGATTCCGGCCTGCTGCATCACCTGCATGTAGTGCTGCTGCAACGCCGGGTCGTGCGCGTAGTCGCCGTAGACCATCCGGCCCGCCAGCCGCTGCGCGTCGAACGGATGCATCCCTTGCTTGACGTACTCGTTCGACAGGTCGAGGTGCTGGTTGACGCGGTGCTCGATCCCGGCGTCCCAGTTGATCGCCGCCTGGGCGGCGTGGTAGGGCGCGGTGAGCGCCGTCTTGAAAGCCCCGAACGGATCCATCTTTTACACTCCTCGCTCGAAGCTCCCTTCCTATAGATATGGAAGAGAGCAAGCAGCTTCGATTCCCGTTCCAGCTCCGCGTCACCTCGACGCGCTGGCTGCTCGTCGACACTCGCAGCGGCCAGACCGTCAAGGACTACCCGCAGTCGAACGACGAGCTGTACCGTGCTCAGTTCGACCGCGACCAGGCGAACGCACTGCATCGACGCGAGCACGGAATCGGCTGACAGATTTTGCTGCCCCTTCGGGCAAGCCGCGCAGGGCGCACCTTGGCGTGGGAACAGAACGAGTGCGGACAAGGAGCGGGCTTCGGCCCGCTCCTTCTTTGTCTCAGCCTCTCAGTCCGACGTGGAGGTGGTTCCAGTGGTTGCCGCCCTGCGCGAGCGTCGTGTTGAAGATGATCTGCCACTTGCCGACCTGGTAGAGCCCGCCGCTCGTCTTCTCCGCTTTCCGCCACGGCATCCCGGCGGCGATCAGCGCGTCGTGCCCGAGCCGCGTCAGCGTGTGGCCGGAGGCGGGGATGTCGACGGCGTTGCCCTCCCAGTGATCCGACTGCCGGGTGTTGTTCGTGCCGGAGACGAACTGGTTGTGGTTCGTGCCGGTGCCGATTGTGATCGGGCCGAACTTCCCGGCGATCTGGCGCACGAAGTTCGTCACCGCCGGGTTCACGCCGATCCCCGCCCGGTTCGCGCTCGGCGCGAACGCGACCTTGCCGAGCTTGCCCTGCGGGAAGATCGCGCCGCCCATCATCGGCACCTTGCCGCCCGCCGTCCCGAGCGTCGGCATCTTCAGCGGCGGCGGCGTCCACGGCTTCTCGTCGAGCCGCCCGCTCAGCATCCCGCTGACCAGGTTGCGCACCTGCATGTCCGGGTTCAGGCCCGCGTTGTTGATCACGAACTGGTCAATCCCCGACGGGGCCGACGACTCCAGCGCCGACGGGCCGATGTCGGGCATCTTCAGGGTCGGCGGCGCCGTCGGCATCTTCATCCCGGCCATCGGCCGGATCGACATCGAGGCGCCCGGGTCGGCGCCCAGCTGCTTCATGAAGTGGCCGACGTTCGACGCCCACTGCGCCTCGTCGTTGCCGTCCGAGGAGGGCGCGTACTTTGAGACGATCGCCGCCGGGGTCGTGCGCCCCTGGCTGATGTAGCCGTCGCGCAGGCCCTTCGTGACCTGGGCGATCGACTCCTCCCAGCTCCCGAAACTGTGCCCCGCCCTGCCGCCCCAGCCCCAGGCGTTGTACGGGCGGTACGCATACTTGCCGAGCGAGGATTCGGCTCCGGCGATCCCGACCACTAGTCGCGGGTCGACGCCGTATTTCTTACCGGCGGCGACGAACACGTTGCCGAGCCCAGCCATCGGCGAGCCGTTCTTGTGCAGAAACGCATCGATCTGCTGCACCTCATCAGCCACCGGTCTTCTCCTTCGAGAGGTCGGAGCGGTACTCCTGCAGCGGCCCGAGCAGCGCATCCTGACGCGGGAAACCCTCGCTCTCGTTCCCGTACAGCAGGCCGTCCGAGTAGATGTCGAGACCGCTCTTGTTGATCTGCTCAGGTGGCGGCAGCACCCCCCGAGCGGTCGGGAAGGTCTTGAGGTAGAGCGAGTAGACAACCCGGGCCCGCTGCAGCGGCGACAAGGTCGGCTGCGCGCCCGGCCGCTTCGGGTGCCAGTCGGAGGACTGCCCGAGGTCGTGCTCCTGGCGCGCGACCTCCTCCTCGTACATCGTCTGGATCAGCAGCGCGTGGCGGACGCTCTTCGGGATCGGCATCGTTCCGCCCACCTTGTTGCGGCTTTTGACGAGCGAGGCCATCTTGTCGTCCAGCCGCTGCTGCGTCGTCTTCTTCCCGTTCTGGGTCTGGAAGGCGTGCAGCCGGTTCAGGTCGACCTCCATCGGCAGCACCCTGCCGACGCGGCGTTCGAGCAGCGCCTTCCAGTCGCGCCGGTTGTAGACCTTCGAGGCCTTCGTCGGGTCGATCACCTGGCGGATGATGCCGCCGAAGGGGACGAAGTTGACAGCCGAGTCGAACAGCGCGTCCTTGTGCGAGATCGGCTGCCCGTAGTCGTTCATGCCGGTCACGTTCTGCGTGATCCCCTGCCAGAGCGGGTTGAAGAAGTCCATCACGCGCGAGCCCTGCTCGCTCGGCACGTTGATCCGGCCCAGGTCGAGGATCGCCTGCAGCGAGCTGGCGGCGGTCGAGGTAGGCGAAAGCGCCCCCACGTTGATCGTGCGCGCGAACTGGCCGTGCTTCGTGATCGGGAATAGGTCGCGGTACGCGGAGCGGACGTTGCCCATCATCGCCTTGCGCCTGTCCTCGGCAACCTGCCCGAGGTTGGCGCCGATCGCCGTCTCCACCGGGAACTCTTTCGCGTAGTAGAACGGCCAGGCGGTCGCGCCGCGGATCCACGGCCAGATGAACAGCACCTTCGTGACCGTCTGGCGCTCCCAGTCGGAGAGCCGGTCGAAGTTGACCATGATCTCGTTCGTGCGGTGCGCGACGAGGTCGCGTCTGCGCGCGAGCGCCGTGCCCGGCTCCGCGTCGATCAGCCGCAGCATGTCCTCCTTCGTCCTGTAGCCCATGCGGCGGGCCTCGTACACCCAGGCCGCCATCCGCGGCAGCTTGTCGGGTACCGCCGTGATTCTGCGCAGGTAGCGCTCCTCGCGCTGCCGCAGCCCCTGCCCGATTCCGCGCCCGCGCGCGATCGCCGCCTGAGCGGGCAGCTCGCCCCCTTCCCCCGCGACCCTGATCGCGAACTCCTTGTCGTTCAGGAGCATCTTCGAGGCGCGCGTCAGGTTGGCGACGGCGAGCGGGCCCTGTTGAGCGAGCAGGTAGAAGTTGTTGGCGATGAAGTTGGTCGGGATGTAGGCCGGGTTGGTGTAGATCAGGCTCCAGCGCGCGACCGTGTTCGACCAGTCGACGGCGCGGCTGGCGGTCGAGGTGCCACCGCGCAGCGGGCGGAACAGGCCCTCGACGATGTGGCGGTCGATCACGCGGACGTTGTCGAGCTTCATGCGGGCGGCGAGCGCAGCGTCGGCGCTCTCGGCCCCCGCGGCCTGGATCGAGGCGCGCACGTCCTCGCTCTTCAGGAACGTGTCATCGACGTAGCGAGTGACGACTTCCTCGAGTTTTGCCGGGTCGCGCGCCTCCAGCGCGGTGAGCGCGTCCTGCACCTCGTCGGTCGAGGCAACCCCCGACGCGACCTTCTGGACGTGCGGCACCGGGGTGCCGTCCTTCTTGACCAGGAACACGTTGTCGGGGATCGGCTCGTCGCGCCCGAGCGGCCGTCCCATGTCGAACAGCAGATCCTTCATCTCCTTGATGAACGCGAACGCCTGCGCGTTCTGCCAGACGTCGAAGATCACCTTCGGGTCGGTGGAGAGATCGCCGTTCTGCCAGCGGTAGAGGTTGTTCTTGTTGTGCAATCCGAGCAGCGACTGGTCGACCTGGCCGATCACGCCGCCCTCCAGCCCCTGCGCCGGGCGGTCGACCCGCCGTGGCTCCTTGCCGCCGAGCGGCATGTGCGGCGCGTACTTGGCGGTGCCGCGGGCGAAGTCGGGCTCGATCAGCCCCTTGTCGACGAGGTGGTCGGCGAGCAGGTCGACGCGGTTCTCGAACACCGGGTCGTACTTGTCGCCGAACACCGTCTTGAGAATGTTCTCGCGCATCACGGTCAGCTGACCGAGCGCCGCCAGCGCCCCCTCGTAGCCAGGGCCGGTCGGGTTCGCGAGCGCCGCCTCGATCTGCTCGACCCGGCGCCGCAGGCCAGTGGCGCGGTCGACGTCGGCCATCGTCTTCTCCGCTTGCATCGTCAGCAGCTGCGAGCGGGTCGCGATCATCTGCGTCTGGTCGTCCTCGCTCAGGTTGTCGAAGCCGCCCGCCGCGTCGGCCTTCTCCCCCTGCTTCTCGTAGTCCTTCTGCAGCTTCTCGATCGAGCGGCTGTAGGCGCGCGCGTCGTTGCGGCGCCGTAGGTCGGCGAGCTGCTTGGAGGTGAACTCGAAGATCGCGTGCTGCTCCACGGAGCGCATGTCGTGCGGGATCGAGGTGGTCATGTTCGCGACCCGGAACACGTTCGGGTCGTCGTAGGATCCGAACATCTCGTCGAACAGGGCCTTCACCTCGGGCGGCGGCGGGCGCCCGATCCGGTTCATCGCCCCGTACGTCTCGCGGTAGCTGCGCTTCAGGTGCTGGAACACTGGCACCAGCTCCGGCGTCGGCGCGACACCGTCGGCGAAGTAGCGCTCCGACCAGCGGGCGAAGCGCTCATGATCCTCCGGCTCCCACTCGGCGAGCGGCTTGCCGACGAACGCCTCGACGCGGGCCCACTGCTCCGGGTAGGCGGCAGCGATCTCGCGCACGTTGTGCCCGTACAGCTCATGCAGCAGCGTCGAGACGTCCGCCTGCTGGGTGAGGTGGAGGATCCGCTGCCCCTCCGGCGTGTGCAGGAACTCGACGGCGCCGTAGAGGTCTTGCCCGCGCGTCTGGGAGAGCAGCGCGGGCGGGGTGACGCTCTTCTGTTCTAGGCGGGCTGCTCGCCCTCGGGCGGCAGCGCTGCGGGCTCCGGCGAGGTCGGCGTGACGTTCGACGGCTGCTGCGGAGTCTGCGCCGAATTCGTCTCTGACGGCTGCGGTGTCACTGGCGAGCCGATCAGCAAGTTGCCTGAACCGAAGAACCTGTTCAGCGTCTCCTGTGTTGCCAAGCGCGCTTTCGATGGCATTGTCGTAACCCTCCGTTCCGGTTGACCAGTCGTTCTCGACCAGCTCCCCGTCTGATCTGAGCAAGTCGCGAGGAGCATCAGGGAAGACCTGGTCGAGCGCTGTCTCGACCTGTCCCTGGAAACTCTCATGGTAGCGCTTGCCGGGCAGGTGGTTGGGGAAAACCTCGTCGGCGAGCCCGGGATCCTTGCGCAGCAGCAGGCCCTCGTTCCCGGCGTGAACGACGAACACCCGCGTGGGCTGACCCTCCGGGTTGAGCAGCCGGTGAAGCTGAAGCGCCTCCTCGTCGGAGGCTCTCCGACCGATCGAGACCGCCATCGTGTCGGCGTGCTTGAGCGCCGTCGGCAGGAAGCCGCGCGCCCAGGCGACAGAGTTCTGCAACGTCGCCCGGCCGATCGAGGCGGCGACGTAGTTGAACATGTCGCGCTGAGTCGGGTCGACCGTGTAGGGATCCTCCCTGGCGCGCGTCGCGACCAGACGCAGCCGCGCACCCGGTGAGGCGACACCTTCGTAGATGCCGGGGCCGAACTCGCTGCGGCGGTGGAGAACCCCGGCGTCCTGCAGGAACTGGTCGATCGGGCGACTGGTGGCGGCGAGGAACGCCTGCTGCGTCTCGGGATCCCAGGCCTTGTAAACGTCGTTGAAGGGGCCGACGTAGGTCGAGCCCGGCGCCGTCTCGTAGTTGACGATCCCGTGGTGGCGCCCGATTGCGTCGGCGAAGTCGACGTTGGCGCTGACGTCGTCCGACTTGTCCTTGATCGCCGTCCAGATCGCCGCCTGCACCTGCTTCGGCTTCCAGCCGGTCTCCTTCGCGATCTGCTTGGTCACCGACTCGATCACGTCATAGCGGCCCTCGGACACGCCCGTGCGCAGGTAGCCGAACACGCGGGCCATCCACATGTCGGCGGTCACCTCGCCCAGCTCGGTCTGCCCCTTGTAAATCTTGTTGTCGGCGAGCGCCTTGCGCTGCTCGGCCTTGGTCAGATACCGCTCCTTCTTCCAGCGCGCCTTGTCGATGTCTTCGAGGAAGTTGCGGTAGAAGTTGTTCGTCTTCCGCCCGTCCCAGTCGCCCTCGCCGTCGAGCACACGCTGCGCTGCGGCCTTCTGCCAGTCCTGGCCGTTGTCGATCGGCCGCTTCATCAGCCAGGTGTTGTAGGCCTTGATCGCCTCGCCCATGTTCGGGATCACGGCCTTCTGGGGCGAGTAGATCGCGACCAGCTGGGCGATCTGAGCAGCCCGCTCCTTGTCACCCCCCGCCAGCTCCATGATCGCGCGGGCGGAATCCTCGTACCACATCCGCCCCGACTCGCCGTGGATGCGCAACTCGTCGAGCAGCGCCATCAGCTGCTCCATCTCCCGCGGGGTGCGGCCCCGAGAGGGGAGCGCCCCGACCCGGCCCTTGTAGGCGGCCACCAGCCGGTTGGCGAGCGCCCGCCGTCCGGCCACCCGCGGCACCTGGCCCTTCGAGGCGCGCGAGCCGTACCAGATGCGGGCGTACAGCTCGTCCTCGCGCGCCTTGGCGAGCGCGTCCCTCGCCTCGACTCGCTTCGGGTGGTCGGCGTTGGCCTTGCCGGGATAGGCGCGCTTCGCCGCCACGTCGGCGACTTCGGCCTGGTCGAGCGTCTCGACGAGCCCGCGGTGCTCATCATTGTAATAGAGACGGCCGGAGTCGCTGCGCGGGTAGGCGCCCTCGGGGTCGATCCGGTTGGCGTTCGCCGCGATCGCCGACGTCCTGGTCTGCGCGAGCACCCCCTCGGGTAGCTGCGCGTCGGCGTGCTCCTGGATCATCCTGATCTCCTTCAACCCGAAGCCGGTCGGGTCGCTGTAGAACTCGCCCGGGTCGCGGTTGAAGTGATCGCCCCAGCGTCGCGCCGAGGTGTCGAACAGGTTCGTCAGATGCGCCGCCTCCTCGTCACTGACGCCGGGCAGCTCGTTCATCCGGTTGATCAGGGTGGTGCGCATCTCCGACTCGACCGGCGCCTGGCCGACGGTCAGCGCGTCGAGCTGCTCCTGCAGCGCGCTGCGCGTGTTCTCCAGCGTGCGCACGTCGTCGCGGGCGCCCTGGATCCTGGTGCCCTTCGCGACGTCGCCCAGCTCCAGCGAATGCGCACGGCCGCTCTCCAGCGCCGAGATGCGCTCGGTCGTCTGGTGCAGCGCGCCGCGGATCACCGGGATCTCCGGGTCGTCGGGCGCGAGCTTCTGCAGCTGCTGCTCCAGCGCGAGCCGATCGGTGCGCAGCTTGTAGATCGAGGCGGTGTAGACGCCCGCCTCGTCGGGGCCCTCGACAGCGCGTAGCCGCTCGCGGGCGCCCTTCAGGTGGTGCTCGTTCAGGAGCAGCGAATGGTGCAGACGCTCCTGTTCGTGGTAGACGTCCTCGACGCGGCGCCCCCAGCGCTCCTGCGAGAGCCGGTCGACCCCCGCCCGCATCGCCTTCACCTGCCGCAGCAGCTGCTGCTCGCGCGGAGTCAGCTTGCGAGCGGCCTGCGCCGGGCCCTCCTCCAGCATGTCCTGCGTGTTCTTCAGCGCCGCCTTCAGCCACACGTCCTCGGGGATGTCGGCGGGGCGCTGGTGGGAGAGGAACAGGCGCACGCCCTGCTCCGGCTCCTTGCCGAGATAGCTGTTGACCTGGTTCATCAGCGCGTGCGCCTGCGCGGCGTAGCGGCGCACCTGCTGCTTGGAGAGCTGCGTCTGCGCGCGCAGCCCCTTCTTCGTCTCCGAGAGCGGGAAGCGGGGCCCGGCAACCTTCTCGACGCCACGCGCGAGCGGGTCGCCGACGTTGCGGGTGATGCCGCGCCAGAGCGGGCTCTGCGACTCATGCAGCGGCACCTGGTAGGGGTCGATGTTCTTGCCCCTGATCGTGGCGGTACGCGACGGGCGCGGCGCCTCGACGCCGGGGGCGATCTCGCCGAGCCGGGTCGGGTCGCGCGACAGCCTGACCGCGTCCTCGAAGCTGACGCCGGGGAGCTTCCAGTAGCGCATCACCGACGCGCTCTTCGCGAGCGGAGCGGCCACCGCCAGTCCGTCGAGAGCGTGGATCAGCGGCTGGTCGAAGCCGTTCTTGACCGCCTGCTTCCAGGTCACGCCGGGCCCGTACTTGTTCATCAGGTCGTCCACGAACCCGTGGAAGAGCTGGCTGTAGACGCGGTTGCGGTCGTGACTGCTGATGCTCGGCTGGAGCAGGAAGCCGAGCGCGATCGCCGCGTCGCCACCGCCACGGATGAAGCCGACCGCCTCGTCGACCGAGCGGATCGGGTGCGCCGCCATGCCGGGGATCGAGGCGGCGGTGCCGACCGCGACCTTGCCGAGCCCGCCGAGCACGTTCGCGGGGAGACCGCCCACCTGCCCGAGCGCGCCGGGTGGGACAAGCCCCCCGGCCTGTGCCGCCCCGGCCGCGGAGCTGAGCCCGAGCCGCGTCCCGCCGCCGACGTCCCCGCGTCCGATCTCGGTCGCGGCGCGACCAAGGCCGGTCACTGAGTGGATCCCGGAGCGCACCGCGTCGGCGACGTTCGCGATCGGTGCGCCGATGTCCCCGCGCGCGACCGCGATCCCGGCGCGAGCGGTGTCGATCGCGCCCTTCAGCGGCTGCTGGTGAAGGATGAAGTTGCCGATCGCCGGGGCCTCGACGGCGCCGCCGTGGGCGATGTCGCCGATGATGTGCCCGGCGCCGATCGCAGCCGGAGGAGCGCCGAGCACCGGCTGGTGCGTGAACGGGTCACGATGAACGGTGGGCAGAACAGCCTTGGTCACCCCTGCCACGGCGTGCGCCGCCGCGGCGAGCTTGTCGGTGTTGGCGCCGATCCCGAAGTCGGAGCGAGGCGCGTGGAAGGTCTGCGCGTCGCGCGCGACCTTGGTCGCGGCGTAGTCGGTCTCTTGCTCGCTCAGCTTCGCCGCCCGCTCCGCGGGGGTCAGCGAGGCGACGAAGTGCTTGCGCGCCTTCTGCCCCGTCTTGCCGGGCACGACGACGTTGCGCGCCCAGGTCGCCTGCTGGTGCAGGGTCGCTGCCTGCTCCTTCGCCGTCGGCGGCGTGGTGATCGTCGGCTTCAGCGGCCCGGTCGGGAGCGCGTGCGCGAACGCATGCGTGGCGATCCGCTTGACCTCGCCCTTCTTCGTCCCGAACAGCGACGGCGTCGCCGCTGCCACGTCGGTCGGCAGCAGGTGCAGCTTGCCCATGGTGACGGCGGCCTCGTCCTTCTCGCGCTGCGTCAGCGGCTTGCTCGACGGCACCTTCTTTGCTGCTGCGACAGCCTTGACTTCCGCCGGGTGCGTCGCCTTGTACTGCTGGAGAGTCTTGGCGAACGGGTTGGTGTAGAAGCTCTTGGCAGGCTGACGCCTGCCGCCCCTCGGTGGGCGGCGCGGTGGTGACATGGGCTACGGCCCCTTGGGCTTCGTGTACTGGGCGATCACGTTGTTGGCGGCGGCGTCGACCGCCTGCATGATCATCTTCTTCTGGCCGGGATACCGACCGAGGAAGGCGTTGCCCCAGTTGTTCATCAGGTACTCGACGATCCGCTTCCGCGGCCAGACGGTCTGCGGACGGGTCATCCTGTTTATCTGGCCCGGGTTCAGTCTCGCCTCGACGCCCTCTTTCATCAGCTTGCCGAAGTTCGTGATGTCGGTGTAGCTCGGCACCGCTGTTTTCCCCGCCGACTTGGCCGACGGGGTCGCGTCGATCGGCAGGCCCTTCGGGCCGATGATCGTGTTCGTCGGCAGCGGTCGCACCTTGCCGGTCTTCGGGTCGACGTAGGTGCCGAGCGCGTTGCCGCCACCCCAGGCCGGTGGCAGCTTCCCGGTCGCCTTGATGTAGGCGTTCCAGCGATTGATCTGATCTCGGCTCGCGTACTCGTTCTGCCTGATCTGGTTCGCCTGCGCGGCAACCTGGTTCGCCTGCGCCCTGACGTCGAGCGAGCCGCTCTGATAGGCCGCGTTGTGCTCCGCGATGAACTTGTCGATCTTGATCTTCATCTTGTCGTACTGCTTCTTCCAGTTCAGCTCGGCGGTGGTGTTCGTGATCTTCGAGTTCAGGTAGGCGTCGTAGGTCGCGGCGCTGTTCATCTGCCGGGTCGCGTTCATCAGGTTGATCACCTGGTTGCCGCTGGCGGTGGTGGCAGCGGTGGCCGCGTTCAGCGCCGAGGTGGCCGCGTTCTTCAACGCCACGCGGCGGTTGACGTTCGAGTTGAGGATGTTGACGTCGTTCTGCGACAGCGCCACCTTGCGGTTGACCGAGGCGTTGAGGGCGTTGACGACCTGGTTCGCCTTCGAGATGTCGAGGTTGCCCAGTGAGACGCCGAGGTTGCCCAGGTACTCGGTCGCGCGCTGCCCGAGGTTCGCTCCGAACTCGGTCTGCCGCTGGCCGAGGTTCTGCCCGAACTCGAGTTGGCGCTGCTTCAGCTGCGCCGTGTTGTAGGCCTGGTTGAACGCCTGGTTCTGCTGCTGGCTCAGCGCCTGGTGGTACTGCACCGTGCCCTGCGCCAGGCTCATCAGCTGCTGGATCTGGTTCGTGCGGTTCGCCTGCAGCACCTGCACCTGCTTGTCGGTCAGGTCGGGGCGGGTCGCGAGGATCTTCGCCCGCTCCGCGGCGGCGGCGGCCGAGGCGTCGGAGGCCTTCTGGATGTAGTCGCGCGCGATCGCACCCACCTGCTGGATGTTCGCGCCGCGCTGGAACTGGGTCAGGGTGGAGGCGTTCGCGGCCTGCTCGGCGAGGTTGCGCGCGGGCATCACGACGCCGGTCAGCTGCGCCACCGAGCGCTCGGCCGGGATGTCGTAGCCGCCGACCTGGTTCGCGAGCCCGCCGGTCATCTGCGAGATTTGCGCGGAGGCCTGGTCGGCCGCCTGCTGCTGCGAGGCGGCGACGTCGCCGGTCAGGCCGGTGCCGAGCCCCTGCTCGAAGCGGGCCGCCTGCATGTAGGCGTCCTGGATCGACTGGCCGCTCGGGGCGCTGATCTGCCCGAGCGCCTTCGCCATCTCGTTCGCGCGCGTCGCCTGGCTCATCAGCTGCTGCTGCTCCAGCGCCGAGCTGCTCTTCTCCGCGGCGAGCTGCGCGTTGATCGCGTCGCTCGCGTACTTGCTCGCCTGCGCGTTCATCTGCGCCGGGGAGAGGATCTGCCCGAGCTGCTTCTGCAGCGCCGCGTACGGGTTCGCCCACGAAGGCTGGGCACCAGCGGCGCCGCCAGCGCCAGCGCGTCCAGCGCCAGCGCCTCCTGCGCCGCCCCAGTTGATGTTCGGGTTCGGAGCGATGTAGCCGCGGTTGACCGCCGTCTGTGCCGACACCTGCTGCCGCTGCCGGTCGGCCTGCGTGTAAGGGGGGATCGTGTAGGGCTTGACGGTGATCGGCTTGTTGTAGGTGACGTAGCCGCGCGCGATCGCCTGCGCAGCTCCGCGCTGCGGCGTGTAGCCGGGCTGCGTGTACTGCGTCACCGCCGGGGTGACCTTCACCGTCGGGTTGGGCTGGATCCAGCCGCCTGAAACAGCTGCGGCTCTGCCGCCGGGGCGTGGCTTCGGAGGGGCCATCTACTTCTTCTTCCTGACGGCCGCGATCGCCTTCGACACGGCCGCCTTGGGGATGTTCACGTTCGGGGTGGGCGAGATGAACCCCGCCGACGCTGCGGCCTGGGCTCGCGTTCCCGCGTTCGGAGAAACCAACCCCGTACGTACCGTGGGAGTCAGCCTGGGGGCGACGATGCCGTTGATGCCGCCGAGCCCGCCGAAGTCCTGCGAGATCGCATCCGGGCTGGTGATCGCCTCCTCGCCCACGTCCGGGTACTGGCCCTGCGCGTTCGCCGCCTTGTTGTAGCCGTAGATTTGCGCGAGCCGCGAGGAGATGTCCTGCTGCCTCGTCATCCAGTCCGCCTCGGCCTGGGTGCGACCGGTCAGGTAGTCGCTCTGATTCCCCGACAGCTGCTTCGCCAGCTCCTGCATCGCCTGGTTCGACGATGACTGGAACGCCTCGTTGTAGGCGGTCGCGTGCGTCTGCGCGGCGCCGGAGCGGGTCGCGCCTCGACGAGCCAGGTCGTACGGCATCGCCGACATCTGCTGCCCGAGCCCCTTGACCAGCTGCGCCTTGGTCGAGAACTGATTCTGCGCGGCGGCGGCGAGCGTCTCCGGGGTGATGTCCCCCGCGTACTCGCCGAGCGCGGAGCTGTTGAACTCGCCCGGGTTGTAGCCGCCAGCAATCACCGCCTGCTGGTTCGCCGTCCGCCGCGACGCCTCCAGCGCGTTGATGTTTGCGTTGCGCTGCGCCAGCCCGAGCCCGTACATCGGGTCGGACTCGATCTCGCCCACGTACGGGTTGAAGCCGAGCACGCCCGACGGGTTCGCCGCCGCGGCGCGGGAAGCGGCAGTGGCGAGGTTGTTCGAGGGCGGCGGCGGGGCGACGGGCGCGGCGGGAACACCGGTCGAGAACGTCGAGCCGCCCGGCGAGTAGTTCGCCATCGTGCCCGTGTTGCCGAGCGGGTAGTTCCAGCCGCTGCCGGTGTAGCCGATCGGCGCGGCCTTGATCGGCGCGGGCTTCGGTGCCGGTGGCGGCTTGTAGGCCGTGCCGCCGTACGCCTTGCTGCCGTAGGGGGCGTAGCTGGGCGCTGCTTTGATCGCCATCAAGCCTCCTTCAGGCGACGATGATGAAGTTCAGGACGATGAAGGCGGGGGTGTCGACGGGGGCCGTCGCGGGGCCGTGGTGGTGGACGCCGACCTCGGCGCCCGCGGCCGAGCCGTAAACCTGCGCGTCGGCGCCCGCCGTGATTCCCTCCGAGGCTGCGCCGCCGCCGTCGCTGGTGCGGTGGATCGGCGAGCGATCCGCCAGCCCGACGCCCTCGTTCTTGCCGAGCGTGTCGACGGCGCCGTGCGTGCCCTTCCCGGCGGGGATCCGCCCGCGGATGTCGGGGACGTTGAACGTGCCGCCGCCGCCGCCGTAGCTGTAGCCGATCGCCGCGAACAGCCGCGCCTGCGAGGCGGTCGCGTAGGCGGCGCCGTCGCAGAGCAGCGAGCCCTCGGGGGCGCTGGTGGCGGCGAACGGGAGGATCAGCCCGGCCGGGAAGATGCCGAGCGTGCCCTTCCCCGCCCCGGCGATCCCGAGCGTCGAGCGCAGCCCGAGGATCGCGCTCATCGGCAGCGTCAGGTCGGAGCCCTCCAGGTACGCGACCAGCCAGGTCTTGAACTGGATCGGCAGGCTGAGCGGGTCGGAGAGCAGCCGCTGCAGCAGCTGGTATTCCTGGTCGGAGAGCGGGCGCGCATCGGCGGGGCCGGTCGCGCCCTCGCCGTGCAGCGCGCTACTCACACACGGCTCCTTTCAGCTGCGGTCGCCTCGACGCCGAGGTCGAACACGCGCGTGACGGTGGAGGGGACGAGCTGCCGCACCTTGAACGCGACCCCGTACGGGAACTGGTTCACCGGCAGCCGGAAGCGGCGGTACTCGGTCGTCACCGGCAGCTGCCCGATCGTCGTGTAGCTCGTCTGCTGCGGCGAGCGGATGTAGCCGACCTCCAGGATCGGCGCAAGCGCCGCGAGCACGCTCGGCGGCGCCGGGGGCGGCGCCCCCTCATCGGACTTCGTCGTGTCGGTCAGGCCGCCGGAGATGCGCGCGTCGTAGGAGAGGTAGACGAATCGCACCCGCTTGCGGCCCTCCTGCTGCGCGAGCCGATACCAGGGGGTCTCGAACACCGGCAGCACCGCGACGCCGTTGTCGTCGGACTCCTGCCCGTCAGGGAAGGGGAAGAAGCAGGGCCCCATGCGGGCGGTGCGGCTCGTTCCCGAGATCCCCGCCCAGACGCGCTCCATGCCGCCGCTGCCGCCCGAGGCGATGTAGTCGATCGAGTCGATGTTCGAGAAGCGGAACCACTGCCTGGCGTTCAGGTCGCAGATCAGCGTGACCGGGCCGCCCGAGGATTGACGCAGCGTAATGATGTAGTAGTCGAGGAACGTGCAGGCGGCGAGCGAGGTGCGCGTCTGCCAGAGCGGGCGCCAGTAGGTGAGGATCCCGCCCTGGCTGACCAAATTCCTTATGACAGCGCCATCGGTGACATGGACGCCGTGCTCGTCGGCGAAGATCAGGTTCTCGTTCCAGTAGGCGATTGCCTTCGGGTCGGGACAGCCTGCGCGGGCGAACAGCGGCTCCAGGTTCAGGTCGTCGGAGGTGGTGCCGGTCGCCGGGGGCTGCGAGCCGCGGATCCGCTCGGTCGACCCGGCGTGGAAGACGATCAGCACCGAGCGCAGCGCGCCCAATCCGGTCACCTTCATCGAGGTGCGCTGGAAGCTGTTCACGTCCCAGCCGCTCGCGCTCATCAGGTCGTTCGAGGGGTGGCTGAACCTGACCGTGTCCTCCTCGCCGGAGCCGCCCCCGGTGACGACGTACTCGCCCCAGACCGTCCCGACCGCCGCGTTCGGCGCCGGGCTCGGCGCTCCCCCGAATGTCGAGGAGCGGATGATGATCGGAGGAGCCTGACCGAGCGCGTTGAACATGATCACGTCCTCGTAGCGCTGGATCGGGTTCTGCTTGCTCGTCCAGCCGCTGCTGCCGCGCAGCGAGATCATGTTCCCGGGCGGGAGCGGGTTGCAGTTGTAGACCGACCCCGCCGTCGTCTGCAGGATCAGCTGATCGCCGGAGGCGTAGGTGGCGAGCAGCCCCGAGATGACGTCGCCATTCAACGGGTCGGTGCCCCAGCGCCAGCCGCCGCGGCCGGTCAGCCCGGCGTCGATGATGAGCGGCACGTAGTCGACGACGTCCCACAGGTAGTCGCGGGTCATCTTGTCGCGCGCGAAGTCCCGGGCGAACGCTCGCGCGTTGCCGAGCAGCGAGGTCGGTGCGCCCATCAGCCGACGTAGGCGTCGTGCGAGTTGAGGGTCTTGACCGTCACCTTGCGCGCCGCCGGGCGCGCGGTGCCGCGCTTGTTGACCAAACTCTTGATCTGGCCGAGCCTGCCGCCGCGGCCGTCCTGACCCTCGTAGAGGACGCGGTAGCGCTCGCCCTGCTGCGACCCGGCGTCGTCGCTGTAGTCGGCCGCCTTCCACATCGCGTAGGTGACGATCGCGTCGTGGTACTCGGTCGGGATCGCGCCGAAACTCTCGCTGTCGGGCGAGTCGGTGTCGGCCGCCATCTGCTGCGGGCGCATCACGCCCCAGACCTGGATCGTCCCATCGACACTGGGGGCGGGCGCGACCAGCAGCACGTCCGAGCGGATCAGCGTGAAACCCGGGTCGGTCGCGTCGGCGAGCTGGCTGCGGCGCAGCCTCGGGCGGGCGCCGTTCTCGACGTCGACCAGGGCGAGGATGCCGTGGTCGAGCGTGTACTCGTCCTGCCCGGCCTGCACCCGCAGCTGCACGCAGCGCACCGTGCAGCGGGTGCGCGACAAGAGGTCGATCGTGCCCTGGTAGAGGAGGTCGTTGACCATCGTCGTCTCGTTGTAGGAGTCGACGTCCTGCAGGCCGAGCCAGTTCACGACCTGATCCTGCATCTGCTTCTTAGTCATCGAGCCCCCGTTTCGGCCAGCTCTCGGTCACGACCTCGACCTCCTCGTCCTCGAACGGCTCGCGCTCGACGAAGAACCCGAAGCGTGTCTTCCCGACGCGCATGTCGCGGGTGCGGGTCAGGTACTTGTAGACGAGCACCATCAAGACCAGGATCAGCACGCTCGCGAGCACGACCGGGAGCGCCGAGAAAGCGTCGGTCGCGATCACTGCTTCACGCACGTCCACACTTCGACGTGCCCGCCTGGCGAGTTGAGCACGACCGCCTCGAAGTCACTGCCGGTCGGGCACTGATCAGCGCCACCGGTTCCGGCTGGCCCCGGCGGCCCCGCCGGGCCTGCTGGCCCTGCCGGGCCGGTCGGGCCTGTTTCGCCGCCGACCTGAACCGTGGTGGTCTTCGTCGGCGCCCCGGCGAAGCCGACCCCGAGGGCTTTGGCGGCGAAGAACCCGCTAATGCTCGCCAGGGCCAACGCCCCCAGCATCGCGATCACCAGACCCTGTCTCCGTATGAACGCGACCATGCTCCTCCCCCCTGGTGAGCCCCTGCTTGTACAGCTCCAGCCGCTCGCGGCACTCCTTCTCCATCCGCTTGCGCATCGAGCGGATCACGAAGACGGCGCCGAGCACGCTCCCGGCGCCGGACAGGAACGCCCCGAACGCCGCGACCTGATCGGAAGACACACGCTCACGCGACGCGAATGAAGGTCGTCGTCTGCGCGGTGGCCGAGCGCTGCCTGCGCATCACGGCTCCCCCATTGCTGTTGTTGTCAACCGAAGTATTTCCTTCGATGGCCGTAAAACTCGAGCCGCCCGTCCAGGCCTCGAATATGCCGACATGATCGTAAGTGCCGTCCGGCCCGCCGTCCCAATTGTAGGTCACCAGATCCCCTGGAATAACCGAGCTGGGGATACTCAAGCCATTACGGTTATTCCTACCGTCCGAGACCATATACGGGACGTAGGCGTAGTTTTGCCCTTTCGCAAAACTCGGCGATCCGCCCGCGTCAACCTCGTAGCAATATGACACGAATGCCGCACACCACGGCTGGTAATTGCAGCCATACCATTCTCCGAAGCGCGTGTCATTGCTGTTAGGCGGGCTCTCCTTGTAACCGAGATAGCCGATCGCGGCTTCGAGCGCCCGCTGTCTCGTCGTCTTCCCCTCAACGGGCGGCGGCTCGGGAGCTGGCTCCTCGCCGCCGTACAGCTGCCAGGCCTGCGCGATCAGGTTCGCCGCATTGGCGTCCATCGCCATCTCGCCCTGATGAGGCCCTGTCGGGCAGCGGATACTCCTCAACGTGTTGAACGTTGCCAGTCCCACGAATCCCGAAGCATCGATGCCTTGCTGACGCTGTACTCCTGCGATACCCGTGTTGACGACGTTCGGGCCGCTCCCGTGACTGAAGGCGTTGCTAAACGCCCGGTCGAAGTTCGAGGCGGGCCCCGGCCATCTGCCAGCTCGCCAGCAAGTCCGCTTATAGGCCTCTACGTCCGGCCCGTTGACCGAGGGCGTCTTGCCTTTCGAGGCGGCGTCCGGCGGGTATAGCGGACGCGGGAAGCCCGGTACGGGAACCATCGGCCCACCCTTGTACGGGGCTTCCCACCATGCGCTCATTACGAGCCCGAGCTGGCCTTCGTGGTCGTCGGCGCGGCCTGCTTCGCCGCGTCGGCCTGCTGCGCCTTCGCAGCCTCCTCCGCAGCCTTCGCGTCCTCGCGCGCCGCCTTGTCCTCGCTCTCGGTGACGGCCTTCAGCTCGTCCTCGCGCGCCTGGTCGCGCTCGTCCTTCAGCTTCTGCTCCTCATCGGGCAGGATCTCGACCCCGTCCGAGCCGGACAGATCGGGGCTGACGTACCCGGCCTGCGGATGCCCCGAGGGCACCGGCAGCTTCTTCTCTTCCTTCGATCCAGCAGGACTCATCGTGCTCCTTTCGATTAGGAAACAGCCAACGGTGTGACGCAGATCCAGCGGTTGTTGACAGTCCATGTCCCGTTCGCGCCGTAGCCGAAAATCTTCAGAACCGCGCCCGCCGAACAGAGCAGCGGGCATTTGATCGGTGCCCAGCCGCAGACGTTGGCCGAGTCTGCGTAGAACTGGCTGTAGTAGCTGGGACTCGGCTGGCCGCTGAAGTTCGGCCCCTGTGCCATCAGCCCCGCCGCCTGAGTGCCGCCCTGATCGATGTTCGTCTCGACCATGTACCAGCCGCTGCGAGGGACGGTGAGAGCGGGCGTCGAAAGTTCATGCCAACCCGCCCCCTGCGTGCCGGGATTGGCGCTATCCGCCACCATCCAAGGCGTGCCGCCGATGAACTCCCACTTCCGCGGCGAGCTTGATGAGGCGTTGTAGCGGAACCGCCATGAGTAGTTCGCGCCGCCCAGGACGTCAACCAGGATCGCCTCCTGGCCGTCAACCGGCGAGGCGGGCAGCGAGGTGCCGTAGCTCGGCTTGCCCAGATCAACGGAGGCGATCCCGTTCTCGATGTTGTTCATCTTCGCCGCATCAACGGGCGTGACGTTGTCAGTCCAGACTGTCTTCGTGTACGTCATAGGCACCCCGCGGGTTGAAGATCAATGGTTCGGGTGACGGGTGGGAACAGATACGTGTAGCCGCCGACGAGA